CATGGCTTGCGGAACAAGACGACTTAGTAGACGCATTTGATCGGGGCGAAGATGTATACAAAATCATGGCAACGGCTATTTATGGCAAGAAAATTTCGGAGATTACAAAGGACGAAAGGTTTGTTGGCAAGACCACTATCCTTGGGTGCGGGTACGGGATGGGCGCGGCAAAATTCCAAGCGCAACTTAAGAACTTCAATGTCACGATCGAATTGGATGAAGCGAAACGGATTATTGACACATATCGAACTACGTATCCAAAGATTACTGAACTATGGAAATCTGCGGCGTCAGCCCTCAAAGCCGTACTTCAGAATCAGCAGACAACATTGGGCCGAGGCGGTATCTTAAAGATCGAAGGCAGTGATGGCATTCTATTGCCCAATACCTTGTACCTACGCTACCCCAACCTACGCCTAATAGAGAATGAGGAAGGGAAGTCCGAGCTGGTGTACGACACCAAGAAGGGCAAGGCAGTTATACCAACACGCATCTATGGCGGCAAGGTAATCGAGAACGTGTGCCAAGCCCTAGCTCGTATTGTGATCGGTGAGCAGATGCTCATGGTTGCGAAGAAGTACCGAGTTGTGATGACTGTGCATGACGCCATCGCTTGTATTGTGCCGACTGCGCAAGTTGATACAGCCAAGGAGTACGTTGAGATGTGCATGCGTACACGCCCATCATGGGGCATGGAGTTACCACTTAACTGCGAAGCAGGAGCAGGAGCAAGCTATGGAGAATGTTAAGGAGAAATAAATGACACAACTACGCAAACTTGGTAATCGTAAAGGAATGAATGTTGGTGGCCTTACTATAAACATACGTGAGGGTACAGGTAATGTGAAGATGGCATCTGAATTCTTTCTCATGGGCAGTAGCCTACAGTTAAATTTGCTTGATGATTGGATTAACCTGTTAGAAGAAATGTACACCGCAGAAACCAAAGAGTCTGGAACTTTAGGCAGTCGTATACGAAAGCAAAGACCTTCTAGGGGCATACGAACTTTTGACGAAAGCGAAGAATGACTTGGCCTTTCCCGCCATTCCCTAACCCCAAGGACACGGGCAACCGAGTCCCTAAGTTCAACCCTGATAACCACGAGGATGCACCGCTATGAACGACGATTACAAAAAGGGCTACGCTGATGCGATGGGATGGAAGACTGAGAACCACCTTGAACATTTACAGGTCGTACAGCTAGTACAACGTAACGATGTATTGGAAGAGATAGCCAAAGAGATTGAGAAGATGAAAGCCTTTGAGAAGGACACCATGGCAAGCTTTGCGGCATACGTACGGGGTATGAAGCGATGATTAAGTACGACGGCTACGACGAAGCGATCATTGGGCCCGCAAGCATTTGGCGTGAGAGTACGCAAGTATCTGTATTGGTATACGATGCCGAGAAGATACGAGAAGTCCTGATGCGAGATGGTATGGATGCCGAGGAAGCTCGGGAGTTTATTGAGTTTAACATTGAAGGCGGCTACCTAGGGATTGAAACTCCTGTACTAGTTTGGCCTAACGACATTTGGGATGAATCATGAATCACATTAAAGCAATCGAAACTACGTACAAGGGCTATCGCTTTCGCTCAAGGTTGGAAGCACGATGGGCTGTGTTCTTTGACACCTTGGGTATACCTTGGAAGTACGAGAACGAAGGGTACGAAAAGAAAGTTGATACTGTCGACGGGGTCAGAATTATGCGGTACTTGCCCGACTTCTTTCTACCTTGCCGTTGGGGTGGGGGTATGTTTGTAGAAGTTAAAGGCGATAAAGATGCCCTGAAGAAAAATTGGGACGACAACGCATTGATGCACGACTACGACAATATACTGCCTGACTTCCACTACTCAATAGGTAAGAGTAACGCAGGGTTGCTTTTGCTTTCCGAAGTACCCGAGGCTTCACAACATAAAATTTACTTCCATCCGGTGCTTCAACACCACAAAGGTTTAGTTAAAAGCTATGCGTTTTTCGGTGGGGATGGGCTGTCTGTTGTAGAGAGATCGCCGTTATCAGACTTGTTGGATGTTAGCCCTGTTTATAACTTAGACTCATCGGGGGCTGATTGGGGCATCGATATCAAACACGCACCATCAGACAGGCATTACCCGCATGTGGTGAAAGCTTACGCCGCCGCACGTGGTGCAAGGTTTGAGCATGGCGAAGGTCAACCACAAGCAAAGCCTATTGCAGTACAACCAAGATATGTGCCCGGGCCGTATCTGTAACAGAAAGAAATTATGAGTATCGTTTGGTCATTCAGTAGCCTGAAAACATTTCAGCAGTGCCCTAAGAAGTACTATCACACCAAGATTGCAAAGGACGTTGTTGAACCCGACACACAGGCAACACTGTATGGAAAGACAGCTCATACTGTGGCAGAGGAGTATATTCGTGATGGAGTGCCGATCCCTGAACAGTTTGCGTATATGCAAGCTACCCTAGATGTTTTAAAAGACATCCCCGGAGAGAAATTATGCGAAGTAAAACTTGGGTTGACGAAGAATTTAGAGTCGTGCGACTTCGATGCTCCGAATGTATGGTGGCATGGGGTAGCGGATTTGGTGATTATAAATCGGACTACGGGAACGGCACACTCCATAGACTACAAGACGAGCAAGAGTGCGAGATATGCGGACGTAAAGCAACTCGATCTTGTCGCTTGTGGATTATTTGCCAAGTTTCCGGAGGTCAAGAGGGTGAAGTCGGCTCTCTTGTTTGTAGTCAGCAAGGAATTCGTGAGGGCTATTCACCACTCGGAGATGATGCCAAAGTACATAGAACCCGCCGCCCGAGACGTAGCAAGAATTGAGGCGGCGTTAGATAATGGGGTTTGGAATCCAATCCAAGGCCCACTGTGCAAGTTCTGCTCGGTGAGAGAATGTGAATACAACAGGAACTAACATGCCCTACGTAAATAAACCCCGCCCATATAAGAAAGAATATCAGCAGCAGATCGCTCGTGGCGAAAGCCCAGATCGTTTGGAGCGTCAGCGTGCTAGAGAAGGTATAGATAAAAAGAATGCAGACCGAAACAAAGATGGACGTGCTGACGTCCGCGAAGGCAAAGATGTTGCTCACATCAAGGCACTATCTAAAGGTGGCACAAATGGAAACGGAGTCAAACTCCAAACCCCATCAGCCAATCGCTCGTTCAAACGTGGCTCAAACCACAAAGTCGTATCAGAAGTAAGTACCAAGGAACGTAAGAAAAAATGAACCTATCAGAGTATACGTGGCCTCGTCCCCCGGGGTTCACGCCGTTCGATCATCAGAAGACAACAGCAGAGTTCCTTACAACAAACCGCAAGGCGTTCTGCTTCAATGAGCAGGGTACAGGTAAGACAGCATCAGTAATTTGGGCAGTCGACTACCTCATGACCATTGGATTAGTGAAGCGTGTGTTAGTGATCTGCCCTCTGTCGATCATGAAGTCGGCTTGGCAGAATGATTTGTTTAAGTTTGCCATTCACCGTACCGTGTCAGTCGCTTATGGAGCCGCACGTAAGCGCAAGGATATTGTGAATCTCGGTGCTGAGTTTGTCATCATCAACTTCGATGGCGTTGGCATCGTCAAGAAAGAAATCATGGCGGGTGGGTTTGACCTCATCGTAGTAGACGAAGCGTCAGCCTATAAGAATGTGCAGACTGAACGTTGGAAAGACTTGCGTGACCTAACAAGAGTTATCAAAGGTCTATGGATGTTGACGGGTACGCCTGCCGCACAGTCGCCTGTGGATGCTTACGGATTGGCAAAGCTTGTGAACCCCAAGGGCGTGTCACCTTTCTTTGGTCAGTTCCGAGACACAGTGATGATGAAGCTCACCATGTACAAGTGGATACCCAAGCCGACCGCACAACTAATCGTTCACAAAGCGTTACAACCCGCCATTCGGTTTGAGAAAGCCGACTGCCTCGACTTGCCGCCCGTTACGTTCGTTGAGCGAGATGCACCATTAACACCGCAGCAGATTAAGTTCTACAACATACTGAAGAAGCAGATGCTCATTGAGGCTGCTGGAGAAGAAGTATCTGCCGTTAACGCTGCCGTACAAATTAACAAACTTCTGCAAATAGCTGGAGGTGCGGTGTATACGGATACGGGTGAAGTGGTTGAGTTTGATGTAAGCAGTAGGCTCAACGTAGTGCAAGAAGTGATTGAAGAGTCAAGCCACAAGGTGCTTGTGTTCGTGCCGTTTACGCATACGATTGAATTACTTGAGAAGCACTTGCAGAAACACAACATTACATGCGACGTGATTAACGGCTCGGTTCCTGTAAACAAACGCTCAGATATTGTCAAGCGGTTTCAAGAGCAACCTGAACCAAAAGTATTAATCATTCAACCGAAGGCGGCGTCACACGGGTTAACTCTAACTGCCGCCAACACAATTGTTTGGTATGCTCCATGCACAAGTGTCGAAACGTACTTGCAAGCCAACGCACGTATCGACCGCCCCGGGCAAGTCAACAACATGACTGTCGTACATATCAAGGGTAGCCCCATCGAGGCCAAGATGTACACGATGCTTCAGGGCAACATCGACAACCACCAAAAAGTAATTGATTTGTACAAGCAAGAAATTTCTTCGGAAACTCTTGACAATGTAAAAAGTTAGAGTACACTTGTATTTGTGTGGCAGTAGTGGGTAGCGGGTTAGCGCCGCTATGGAATTGCTTTCTATGTTTTGAAAAACACTGCTTTATGTGAACTGCTATTGCCACACACCCAACCATTAGGAGAATCAGATGGACGAAGAAGTCAAGAATAGAATTACCCCTATGGACTTAGCAAAGCTAACGTCTATTTACATCAAGATCAGAGACAAACGTGCCGACAACAAGCGCATGTTTGAAGCTGAAGACAACGACCTTAAAGAGCAGATGGAAGTGTTAGAAGCACAGATGCTCGATGTATGCAAAGAGATGAATGCTGATAGCATTCGCACCCCACACGGCACAATCATTCGCTCGGTAAAGTCACGGTACTGGACGAACGATTGGGATTCAATGTACGACTTCATAGAGGAGCATGGTGCATTTGGCCTGTTAGAGAAGAGACTTCATCAAACAAACATGAAGGAGTTTTTATCTGAGAATCCCACAGTTCTACCACTTGGCCTCAATGTGGAGAATGCTTATACCGTGGTTGTTAGACGTTCTAAGGAAAAATGAAATGAGTGATCTCACTATTCTCAACCAAGACCTCCCCGACTTCCTGCAAACCGCAGGTGTTAGCGAGCTTACAAAACAACTTGCTGGCAAGTCCGGCGTTAAACGCATCGTGCCTAAAAACGGAATCTTCCGTAAGACGGTCGGCGGTGAAGAGATGGGCAAGGTCAAGGGTAACTTGAACGCCATCATTGTTAACGCTTCCCCTGCCGTAGGTCGTATCTTCTATGCAAAAGCATGGAGCCCCGATGCCGAGCCGACTGCGCCCGACTGCTTCTCTAATGATGGTCGTACGCCTGATGAAGGTTCATCGAACAAACAAGCTGAGCGTTGCGATAACTGCACCCAAAACACCAAGGGTTCAGGTATGGGCAACTCCAAAGCTTGCCGCTACTCACGTCGCATTGCGCTCGTGTTGGAAGAAGACTTTGGTACTTCACTTGAGGGCGAAGTGTATCAAATGAACTTGGCATCCAAGTCTTTGTTCGGCGACGGACATGGTGAGAATGCGCACACATTTGAAAACTACTCTAAGTACTTAGCCAACAACGGCAAGAGCTTGGACTACGTTCTTACGCAGATCAGCTTCAATGAAGAGAACGACAATCAATCAGTGTTGTTTACGCCTACGCGCTTCATCAATAAAGGTGAGTACGCTGTGACTAGCGAAGTAGCTAAGAAGCCTGACGTGCTGAAGATGGTAGTTATGACACCATACCAAGCTGACATGGCGGGCAAGCAAGCTAAGCTAGAAGCACCAGCCCCTAAAGCCGCCGCGCCTAAAGTTGAATCCCCAATCGAGGAGCCGACTAAGCGCGAAAAGAAAGCTGACCCTAAACCCACAGTTAAGAAAGACCTTGACTCTGTGGTGAAGGCTTGGAGTGACGAGGATTAATATGCCCTATGGTTACAGCCAAAGCTTGGTGTACGCAAATAAAAAGGCAAGCATTAAGTCTTTGGGTGTGGCCTTGGGTCGTGTTTGTATCCGCGCAAACATCAGCGTTAGCGAAGTTGCAGGGTTCTTCGGGGTGACTCGGATGACTATCTACAATTGGTTCAAGGGGGATTCTGTCCCCTACCATAGCTACGATGAAGCCATTAGCGATTACATAAACCATACCCAAGCCACCATCCAAATAAAGTAAAACATGTCATCTTTCGATCTACTAAATACGGTACTGCCACCGGAAGGGCGCTACTGTGTGATGGGGATTGGTAAGTATCCTGACCAGAATTTTGTAGATACTA